GCGCTGACATTCAGGCAAGAACTTCGGCTTACTCGACTATGATTCAGGCTGGTGTCATGTCAATCAACGATGTGCGCCGGCTCGAGGACATGAGCGACATTGACGATGCGGCTGCAAGTAATGTGCGGGTGCCGTTAGCGAATATCAACATTGATGGTGCTGACCTTGTGGCTGATGAGAAGCGTGTTCGTATGGCGCAGATTCTTGTTTTGTCTGGTTATGATCCTGCGGAGTCTTTGTCGGCGGTTGGGCTTGACCCGATTGCTCATACTGGTTTGGCTTCGACTCAGTTGCAGCCGGTGGCGCAGGTTGACCCTGAGAATCCTGGCTCTGTTTACGAGGTGCAATAATGCCGATAGTTCATCGTCAGGTAACGCTTGGCACAGCTGCCACTGAGATTGTTGGTCACGACAATATGCCTCATGAAGTGATTTTGCATAACATGAGCAAGACTGGCAACAATTATGTTTATTTCGGTGGTTCCGCTGTGGGTACTGCTAACGCGCCTCACATTGATCCGGGTGAAACAATCCAGTTCACTCTGGGCCCTGATGACCGTATGTTTGCGGTGTCTGACCCTGCCGGTGTTGTGGTTGGGGTTTTGGATATTAGGAAGCTTGACTGATGGCCCCGTATTTCATTTCTGATTCTGCTGAGGGTTGTGATGGTTGGGCTACCGTGAAGGATGACGGTGAAGTTTTGGGTTGTCACATGACGAAGCAGGATGCGATAGATCAGGGTGTTGCGATTGCGCTTGCCGAGGATTCCACGTTTGAGGGTGAACGGTCTGTGAGGGCTGAACCTGGTGAGCTTGTGTTGGGCGATTTTGTGGAGTGGGATTCTTCGGGCGGGATGGCTCGTGGCCGTATCGAGCACATTATGACTGAGGGCACTTTGGGGATTCCCGATTCGTCTTTCAGTATTGAGGCCACACCTGATGACCCTGCTGCGTTGATTCGTATTTACCGGCCCGATGAGAGTGATACGGGTGAAGTGTATTGGGATGAAACTGACATTCTTGTCGGTCACAAGTTTTCGACTTTGACGAAAATTGACCCGTTACCTGGTGAGCCTGAAGATGATGGTGACGATGATGTTGACGGGTTGCGTGCCGTTGATTTGAGTGCCCCAGCGTATATGAGGGCGAGCGCTAGGCGTGGCCTGGAATGGCATCGTGAAGGTTTGTCGGGTGACGGTGTTGTGGATGCCACGATCCGTGAGGCGCGTGCGATGGCTGAGGGTAATGTGACCGCTGATAAGTGGGTTCGTTTGCGGGCGTGGATTTCCCGGCACCTTGTTGACATGGATGCGCCGGCTAACATTCCGGGGAACGAAAACTATCCGGGGCCTGGTGCTGTCGCTATGGCGTTGTGGGGTGGTGGCGGTTCGAAACGTAGTGCCGAGCGTGCTCTGGCTTACGCGGATGGTGTGGTTGGTAGAATTGAGGCAGAGAATGAAGGCCGAGCGAAGGGCGAAGCGTTGAGCAAGTTGGAAACTCGTATTGTTGAGGTTGAAGCGTTTGAGGTGCGTGAGGGTGCTGATGGTATGCACTTGGAGGGTTACGCTGCCTTGTTTAACTCTCGCAGTGAGAACTTGGGCGGGTTTACTGAAACGATTAAGCCGGGTGCTTTCCGTGCTTCGTTGAAGGCCCGCAACGACATCAAAATGTTGTGGAACCATGACAGCGGTGCCGTGCTTGGTTCGACCCGTGCGGGCACTTTGGTTTTGACTGAGGATGACCGTGGGCTTCGCGTTTCCGCTACCCTGCCTAACACGTCTTATGGGCGTGACGCTTCGGAGCTTGTACGCCGGGGGGATGTGACGGCGTTCTCTTTTGGTTTCTCTATGCCTGCCCGTGGTGGGGATGAGTGGAGTGGTGACGGTACTGAACGTGTTCTGAAGTCTGTGCGTTTGCATGAGGTTTCCCTGGTGGCGTTCCCGGCTTACCCGGAGACTGCTGGCACGGCTACGGTTCGCGGTTTGGACAAGATTGCTAAGCGTGCCAACGTGGATGCTGATGCTCTCGCTGATGCGTTGTTGAAGATTGAGAACGGTGAGGACATTTCCTCTGATGATCGCAATCTGTTGCAGACTGTAATCAACGAGCTGGCACCCGAAGCTGAGGCACCCGTGGCCGATAACAGTTTGGAATTGTTGGCTTTGAAGAAGAAGAAGCTGCAAGTTTTGATGGGTTACTAATGGCAACCGTTGAGGAGATTGCGTTACTACTTTTTGACGTGGTTGAGGATGTTGGTGTGGCTGATGATTTGGCCCGCCGGATTGTTGCGCTCGATGGCGAGCCGACTAAAGAAACCCGTGTGTTGAAGGCTGCGGAAACGCGCTAGATCGGGTTTGCCCCTGCCAGGTATTCCACCCTTTCCCTGGTAGGGGCTTTTCTTTTGGAACGGGTTGCAGGGCACGGTTTACAATTAGAGGTAGCCGGTGTGCGTTAACGCTACGGTGAGCGATTCTGTGTTAGCACGGTTGCGATCCATATTCATTTAGAAAGAAAGATTACTGATGACTGATTCATTTTTGAAGCGTCAGCAGGAGTTGAAAGCTAACCTCACCATGCAGATTCGCGACGTCATTGACGGTGCCGAGTCTGAGGGTCGTGGCCTTGATGCTGCTGAGCTGACAAAGATTGACCGTATCGAAGCTGACATTGAAAGCGCACAGCGCTCTATCGAGGTTGCTCAGGTTTCTGAGATTCGTGCTGCTGAGGTAGCTGCGGCTTCCCGTGGCTTCAGCCCCGTAACTGAAAGCGCCGGCAACTCTGCTGACATTTTCCGTTCGTTGGCTCGCGGTGAAATCCGTGGTCACGAGTTCATGCACTCTGAGAAGCGTGCACTTGTTGATTCCGCTGACACTGTTCCTGTTTCGTTCCTTGACCGCGTTTACGATCTGGCGAAGCTTGTCGGCCCGTACCTCGAAACGTCTGAGACGTTCTTGCGCGACTCTGGCAACGATTTGAGGATTCCTGTTCTCACTGGTTACAGCACTGCTGCAGCCGTGACTGAGGGTTCCGCAATCGCAGAGTCCAACCCGACCTACAGCTCTATCCTCTTGAGCCCGCAAAAAAGCGCTTTTATCGTTCAGCTGTCAAACGAACTAGTAGCAGACGCTGGTTTCGATATTGAGGAAAGCGTTGCACGTCAGGCTGGTGTCGCTATCGGTACCCGCGCTAACGTGGTTGTTCACGCAGCCGTTACCGCTGTTGCTGGTTCCGGTGTTACTGCTGGTACAACCAACGCATTCACTACCGACAACCTGATTGACCTTGCTTACTCGGTTGACGGTTTGGCTCGTATGCTTCCTGGCACCGGGTTCATGATGAACACCAAGACTCTTGGTTTCGTTCGCAAGCTGAAGGACAACGCTGGACAGTACATCTACAACCCTGTAGTTGGAGAGCCCAGCACCATCCTCGGAATGCCCGTTTACGAGAACCCTGCCGTTGCAGATATCGCTACTACTGCTAAGGCTGTGTTCTTCGGACACTGGGAGTCTGTGAAGATTGCGACCACTGGTCTGCAGGTTGCGGTTTCGCAGGATGCATACTTCGCTAACGATGTCACGGGCTACCGCTTCGTGTACCGTCTTGGCGCTGGTGTTGCTAACGGTGCAAACCACATCAAGTACCTGGCTCTTGCATAAGCATTAGTCACAAGGCTGAAGGCCCCCGCTGTGTTGTAGGTTTCACGGCGGGGGTTTTCGCTATTATGTTCGAATGACCTACGAAAAGATTAAGGGTGTTGTTTCTTTAGCTTCGAATAACCCTGGGGCTCCCACCGGGTATGGGGTGCAGGCTGAGTTTCTGGTGCGTTACATGAAACGTCACGGCATGAATGTGGGTGTGCTGTCGAACTACGGCCTGGAAGGTTCGATTGGGGAGCATCGCACAGACTTTGGGAGTGTGCCTGTTTTTCCGAAGGGTGTTGCACCTTATTCGCAGGATGTTTTGACTGTGTGGCATGAGCATCATCGGCAGTCTGCACCCGACCTGAAGCACGCGATCATGACGTTGTATGACGTGTGGGTGTATAACGGTTGGAAGGATGAGGTGCCGGTTATTTCGTGGGTGCCGTTGGATCATGTGACGTTGCCTCCTGGTGTTGCCCAGTTTCTTCGGCGGGAGAATGTGACCCCGGTGGCGATGGCCCCGCATGGGAAACGTCAGTTGGATAACGCTGGGATAGATTCCGTTTATATTCCTCACGCTGTGAATACAAAGGTGTTCCAAAAGACTCCGAAGATGATGGGCCCGGAGGGGATGACTCCGACACGGGAACTGTTGGGTGTGAGTGATGACACGTTTTTGGTGGCGATGGTGGCCGCGAATAAGGCGAATGGGATTCTGCATCGGAAGGCTTACGATGTGAACTTTATGGCGTTCTCAGCGCACCTACAGTCGCACCCTGATTCTCACTTGTACGTTCATGCTGACCCGTCACCTAATGTTGGCGGGTTTGATTTGGCGTTGCTTGCACGAGTGTCTGGGATTCCACCAGAGAAGATTACATTTGCTAACAGGGATCAGTATCGGATTGGGTACAGTCAGGCCGACCTTGCCGCGTTGTATTCGGCTGCGGATGTTTTGTTGGCCCCGTCTTATGGGGAGGGTTTTGGGGTTCCGACTGTGGAGGCTCAGGCGTGTGGGACTCGGGTTATTGGTTCGGGTTGGGCTGCTACGGCTGACCTGGTGGCGGAGGATGGTTGGTTGGTGGAGGGGCAACCGTTTTGGGATGAACCTCAGAAGGCGTTTTTCCAGGTGCCGTTGTTGGCTTCGGTAGTGTCGGCCCTCGCGCTTGCCGATAAAGAGCGTGGGTTCTCTGCGGTGTCACGAAAGTTTGCACTCGACTTTGACGAGGAGAAGGTGTGGACTGACTATTGGATGCCATTCCTGAAGGGTTACTTCGGGTGAGGTTGACACACTTCTATCACGTTTACGCGGATGGGGATTGGCGTGTGCCAGCCCGTGACCATTTCGCGGCGTTGGAAGCATCTAACTTGACCGACAATTTGGATAGTGTGCGGTTGGGAATTGTGGGTTGTGAGTCGAACCGTGAGCAGGTGAAGAATAATTTGCCTGGTGTTGTGGTTTGCGAGAGTGATACGGGTTGGGAGCAGGTCACACTGAATAAGGTGCGGGAGTTTGCGGAGTCGGATGATGGTGCGATTCTTTACGCTCATACGAAGGGTGCTGTGGCGCGGAGCGAGCTTTCATCTCGGTGGCGGGTGTCTATGATTCATGACACTGTGACTCGTTGGCGGGAGTGTGTGGAGGCTTTGGGAACGGTTGAGGCTGTGGGTTCTTACTGGTTGAAGTCGGGGGAGCCGGAGCATTCGGATCATGGTTTCTTTTTTGCCGGCAATTTTTGGTGGGCGCAATCCTCTTATCTTCGGAAGCTTGACCCGGTGAGGAATGAGAACAGGTTTCAGGCGGAGGGTTGGGTTGGTTTGGGTAATCCTTCGGTGCAGGTTATGCGGGAGGGTTTAGCGACTTGGGGGAACTTTTGGGCACAGGATTGAAAATCTATACGGGTGGAACTTTTGATTTGTTTCATTCTGGCCATGTGAACTTTTTGGGTAAGTGCGCTGACCTTGGTGAGGTTGTGGTGGCTTTGAACACTGACGAGTTTATTGCCGGCTATAAGGGCAAACCTCCGGTGTGCTCGTTTTCGGAGCGTCTGGCAGTGTTGGAGGCGTGTGTGTGGGTTGACAAGGTTATCCCTAACTATGCGGGCGCGGATTCTAGGCCGGCGATTGAGTCGGTGCGACCTAACATTATTGCGATTGGTACGGATTGGGCTCGCAGGGATTATCATGCGCAGATGGGGTTCGACCAGGATTGGCTTGACGAGCGTGACATTTCGTTGATTTATATTCCGTACACTCAAAGCATTTCGACAACGAAACTGAAGGAGCGTAGTGCTAATCGTTATCGGCACCAGTCCTGACCGGGTGGAGTGGTTGGCGGCATCCTCGGGATCTATTGGTAGGGAACACATTGTTGTTTCTAACTGGGGTTTCGAGCTTGGGAAGATTGCCTGGGTGATGGAGAACACTACGGCGGAGCGGTTCTTGTTTTTGCAGGATTCTTGGGTGGTGAAAACTCCAGACTTTTTCACACTATTAGAGAACACGGAGGGCTCAGTGGCACTAACGGCAGACCCTTGTTTCTTCGGTTGCTTCGCCGGAGTTTATGAGCGCACTGTAATCGAAAAAATTGGCATTCCTACTATCACAACGAAGTTGGAGGCTGTGCACGCTGAGCGTTCATGGCATGAGGCTTATGTGGCGTGTGCGGGGGAACCGACAGTGTTGTTTCCTGACTTGACTGATGAGAACGCTGCCGAGGTGCGTTTTCATAATGGGCGGGACAACCTTATCCTTGAGAATGACTATGTTGTGAAATATAAGGGGACTTGGAGGCCAGACCAATTATTGAGAACCTGATTGTTCCGGTGCTGAACCGTTACGACCTACTGGATCGCATGGTGTCGAGCATTGACTATCCGGTGGAACATTTGCTTATCATTGACAACGGGGCCAGTTCTGTGCTCGAGGATATGGCGATTGATGTGCCGGCGTGTGTGGAGCACACCACCTACCTGCCGATGCCAGCGAACTTGGGGGTGGCAGCATCATGGAATTTGGGAATCAAGTCGTTTCCGTATGCTGAACGCTGGTTTATTGCCTCGAATGATGTGCGTTTCGAGCCTGGTGCCCTTGGGAGGCTCTCAGAGGCCCGTAGTGACGAGATAACCCTCTCTAGTATGTTTCCCCATTGGCAGGCGTTCGCTCTCGGCTATGAGGCTGTGAAGCGTGTGGGTTTGTTTGATGAGGGTTTCTTCCCCGCATATTTTGAGGACAACGATTATCAGCGCAGGGCGGAGCGTGCTGGGGTTGCGATTCGCCGGCTCGAGGTGCCCATGATCCATGACAACAGTTCGACTATTAGGTCTGATGAACGGCTGTTGAATCAAAACTCACGCACGTTCACTTCTAACCAGGCACACTTTTCGGAGAAGGTTGCTCGTGACGATTTTGGGGCGGGCTCGTGGAGTGTGGGACGGCGGAGGCTGAACGGGTGGGAGGCCGGGCGGTAGAATGGTGGTTGGAGGTTTATTTTGGCGATTGTGAATGGGTACGCAACACTTTCCGAGGTGAA